GTAATTAATCAACTAAACAGTAAACAACCAGAGTTGCAAAGAGAGATTGAGCAAATGAGAGCAAGTGAAGTAATGAAATCTGGACAAATGGGATTGGAGGAATTTTAATGGCAGTAGCAAGTAAGAATCAATTTTTTAACGCTAGAATACGTGGAGAAGACCCTGCAAACCCCGCAGGGCCAAATGTAAGCGATGCTTTTACAGGTAGCGGGGGGTCGGCCTCTGATGGTGCTTGGGTCATCACTAACAGCACGTATAGCATAGGACATGCTACTAGCATGACTATGGTTGCAATGCTATCTTATAACACCGCTCCTGATTCTGGTGCAGTGCTTATGACCCTTGACAACGGAACCAAACTGGTGCAGGTCAAGAGCAAGGGAAATAATACGCAGTTGGATTTGGTTGGCGCGACCACTGTGACTATCAGTGACTTAGATTTAAATCTTTCTGAGGACAACTCAGTACCCTTAATGCTAAGGCTTACTATGGATGCATCCGGCAACGCTAAACTGTACACGCATGAGATTCTACGCGATACTGACGGCAACGATGCTTTTTATTCTGTAGCCGGCGCAAGCACAAGCAGTGCAACAGCGTCATTTGGTAATACTAGCGGCTCAGTCAATTGGTTTTCTGTATATTATAGCAAGCACGGCGCATTTAACCCAGAAGAGTTAATGCTATCTGACTTTGCACAGGACACATTGGCTCGCATGGGTATATCAGTTATTGATACACTAAAAGAATCAAAGAGACCCTACATCAAAAAATACGTGTCTGATTCTTCTATGATATATGGTTATGATTTGTCTTCGCAGATGATAAGCAGAATACCTACACCATCAATACATGTAATGTTTCAAAATATATCCTCGCCTTCCTTTGATGCTTTAGGAGGCTCACAAATAGAGCAACTATATACTATAGGTATTTTTGTAACAACAAAAGGTACTAATTACGAAGACTGTTATAGGCTTTGTCTAAATATCATGGGCGAGGTGTTTGACGAATTGTATGTAAACACAGGACTGCGAGGCACTACAGACAGTTTAGACAGTTACAATATGAATCTGGATACTAAACTAGATGATGACGAAACCGTGTGCGTACACGAATTAAATCTGACGTATAGGCGCAGAATAAAGATGACGCGAAGGTAATGTTTATACATCACACACGGGCTACGTCGGAGTAGAGGTATTGCTATGGCAGGAGCAGAATGGTTGAATAGATACGTTTCATTAGAAAAAGAAGCAGAAGGTAGTTACGGTACAGAACCGTCAGGCACACAAACATTTGGAGAAGTTGACGACGAGTCGTTTAAGGCTACATTCGACCTTTTAGTTAGGTCAGACATGGCAAGGCAGGTTGCATCGAAGGCAGTTACAAACACTCGATACACGGAAGGTTCAATAAACTTAGCAGTACAGCCTGACGACTTTATGGGCAACATCCTTGCTTCTTTCTTTACTAAGAGGGTTCACTCGGCTTTTTACGATGATATTACCTTTGCAGGTAGAGGATACGGATACATGGCCGGAACCGGCGCAATTACTGATGACGGCGGAAATGACGGAGTAGATAAGATTGGCTACTGGCAGGTTCGCAACGGTGCTGAGTCAGAACTAGATACCAACAACGACCTTAGCGGAACAAATGGTGAAGAAACAATTCTTCTAACACCAAATTCAGTTAGAAGTGTAGCCAATGGCGATGCAGACAACGCTTGGACTTTCCACGCAGGAGTCGAAGTAACTGCCGCTAACCCCGGCTATGGTATTATTGGCAGTCCTGATGCCGGTAGCACAACTGCCGGAACTTACTTTAAGTATGAAGGTGTAAATGGTACTAATCAACTTACAGGTGTGACTACTTACAAGGCAGATAGTACTTTTACTACCCCTACTGCCGTTACGACTATACCTAATGATACGGTATGTCTGCAATATGAAAACTTTGCAAACGGCATCGAGCCGGGTCGAGTTTATGGATACATTACAATTCCCGGAAGCGGAAAGTCACAACAAAGTCTAAGCGTTGCAAACGATTTCTTTGGTCTTGCCAGTCTATTAAACGTAAGCCCTAAAGGGGGCGGTACTGCAATCACAACGCCAGTAGCGACTATCGGCGGTAGCAAGAAGCACATCTTTGAAGAGCCAACCCTTTCTACCGAAACTTACCCACACTACACTATCAGGGTTGGTAGAGAGTCGAAAGAACACACCTTTACAGGTATGACTTCTACAAGGCTTTCTCTTAGCGCAAACCTAAACGAGTATGTAATGGCTTCCGTGGACTTCTTAGGGCAAGCAGAAAAGGCACCCACTCCAATTCAGACTTCGTTCTCTTATTCTGGTAATGAGGTTGATGCTCTGCACTTCGCAGAAGCCGAGTTGTTTGTAGACGGTTCTGCAAACAAGTCCACTAAGATTAGGTCGGTATCGCTTGAAATAAACATTAACCGTGACCTTGATTCGGCTTACGCAGTAGGGTCTAATACCATCACTAGACAGCCACCATCAAGGACTAGAGAGATAACCGGAACAATGGAGTTCAACGAGATTCTATACTCAGACGATACAACCGCAGCCGGCGAGCCTTCTTATCAAGACTTGGCTACTGCTACAGAGGTTCACAAGATACACAGAGGACAGGGTACACCTGCTCTTAAGTTGAAGTTTACTGGTGCAGGTGATTTAGCCACAACTGAGTTCGTAGAAATTGACCTTTACAACATTAGGTTCGAGGCACCCACGGCTTCCGTGAGTGGCCGTGACCCTGCTAGAATGTCTGTAGGTTTCCAAGCCTTCTATGACTCAAAGGCTACGGGGGCGCAAAAGGCAATTACCGTAAAGATGAAGGGTAGCAATCTACAGACCAGTGCATATTAAGGTGGTGGTTAGATGGTAGACAGACTTTGGTTATACGAATTGGGAAGACTAATACCCGATGAGATGATGGATGAATTAGAAGCAATGGAAGCCTCAGAAGTCCTTGCGGTAGTGCAGTCACTTCCTATAGGACTTATGGAAAAGCCCAAGCCAGTTAAGAAGGCAAAGAAAGCAGCGCCTAAGAAGAAGGCTGCTAAGAAGGAGGACTGATTAAATGGCATTTGACGGCGGAGTAACTATTACAGATAAAACTAAGTTAAAAGTAAGTACATTCTATGGAGGCGCTGCTGCTATGCAAACTGCGCTACGAGCCGCTATTGCTAACAACGATGTTATCATCAGCGCAAATCTAAGCAACGGTAGCGCAGGTAAAATGCTTACCGTTGTTTGGTATGACGTAGCCTAAGTGGGTTTTGCGCTATGGCTAGGACTGGCGCATCCAAAACCTTTAATAACTCATTGGGGACATGGGAAATCAAAGAGGATGGGTCAATAAGACTATTGAGAGAAGCAAAACAACCAACACAGGTTAAAGAGAGAAGGAAGTGGAGAAAAAATGCCGGTCAAGAAAAAAGAGTTTGAGTTAGACGATGGAAGCAAAGTGTGGGTGCGACAAGCATCTGGTATAGAGAAACTAAAGATTAGCAACGCACAGGCTAAGGTGTTTAGAAGGTTTGCTGATAAGGGCGACCCCACCGAATGGGATGAAGAAACTAACATGGCATTCTCCGAGGCTCTCGATGAAGAGGGCGCAGGGCTACAGTCACAAATAGACAACTGGCTTGCTCCGTGTGTGCTTGATGAAAGTTTTGATGTAAATCTATTTACTGTTGAAGAGTTGCTTCCTATCCTATCATTTGTCCGTGGTGACGATGAGGAAGGTGCAGTTAATTTTTTGAATTCGTGAGGGTGGCACCCTCACTGTGCATGGCCTTTAAGGGCGTTCTTCCTTCTGACCTTTGGTTAAAATATAATCAAGAAGGCGGAAAGTGGCTGATGGAATTAGATATGCACATAGCCATAGATATGAACGATGCTATCGCAGAGGCCCATAGTAAGGCTTCTAAGAAAACTCCGGGTGCGGCGGGACTACCTAGATTGACCGGAGATGACGCAAAAGACGTTATAGCACGTAGAAATGCTAGGCGCGAAGCAAGGAAGCGTCAGCAACAAGATTTATCAGACACTTAGTATTAGCCTAATATGTAGTGAGCCGTAAGGCAGTAGGTGGAGTGGATGTATTTTGATAATTGAGACTGGTTTTGCTCTAAACGGTCCTTGGGGTCTTCTTGCTTTGATGGCTATGGCAGTTGCCATGCTTGTCAACCGAGCGGGCGCATCAATGGTCTTCTTCGATGTGGTTGGCCGTTTCCAAGCGCAGCGGTTGATAAAAGATGCAGACACATCTATGACTGTGTTTAACTCTATCATGCTAGATACATTTGCCAATATGCAAGACTCACTAAACGTAGTAGGTACAAGTATAGAAGGGCTTGTCACAAGCGTCTTGCCGTTTACCGAGGCTATGGAAGATGCTGAGATAGAGTTGCGTAAGTTTTTAGATGCAAGCGAGGACATAGACCAGATAGCAGACGGAGTGCGTCGTGTAGGTGTTAATTTTGGTTTTACGGGCGACCAAGCCCTAAGCGCAGCCGCAAAGATGGCGCAGTTGGCTTCTGTGTTAGGACCGGGACAGACTGAGGTAGGTACGCAGTTAGGTATGGAGTTTGGTCTGATAAGCGGCATGGAAACCGAAGCCGCAATGCAGCGACTCATTAACCTAAATCAGCAACTTTTCTTTATGACAAAAAATACAGAAGATTTGGCTACTGCCGAGGAAAGAGGTAATAAAATAAGAACTAATACCCTTGCTGTCATGGACCAACTCAACACCATTGAAAATCGTTCTGCTTCTACAATGGAGCAGGTTACGTTCGTAATGAATCAATTCGCGTCACAGGCACATCTTACCGGCGAAAGTATAGCAATGATGGCGGCACAGTCAGCCGTGCTTATTGAGACTGGTGAAGAGCAGGGTAAGGCAGGTCGTGCGCTTAGAATGATTTATGCGCGTTTGGGTGCAGATACTAACGGCGCACGAAAAGAATTAGAAGCGTTAGGTATAGCCGTAGAAGATGCCAACCAAAATCTAAGGCCGCTGTCTGCAATACTAGGAGATTTGTCCGCACAATATGACACGCTTTCTAAATCAGAAAAACAGGCTATAGCGCAAAGCGTAGCCGGAAACAGACACTACACAAGATTTATCAAGTTGATGGACAACTACGAAAGAGCGACTCAGTTAGCACACGAAGGACAAATGGCTTTGTTTCCTGCTCTTGAAGAAGTAAATAACAGATTATCGGAACAAATTACACAATTTAGAAGTGCAGAAGCAGAATTATCAAACTATAGGGCGGAGTTAGGCGAGAATCTTTTGCCGGCTCTTACAATAGCCACAGAAAATCAAGCAAAGTTTACGTTATTTATATCTGATTTAGTAGGCATTCTACCACAAGCGGCACAGGGCGCTGCTGCATTAGGATTAAATCTAAAAAACATGATAGTGCCTGTGTTGGGAGTAGTGACAAACATCGCTGCTCTGACTGTGGCAATACAAGCACAACGTGCTGTTAGTAGGGCTATGGCCGGCGACCAATTAGTCAATGAAGAGGCTTTTAGTAGAGTCGGCACAAGTTATCAAAGTGCTAGTGATTCTCTTGCTGAATTAAATTCTTTAAAGAGAGAATTTGTAAATATATCAAAAGTTGAAAACGTCGAATTAAATAAACTTAGTGACGCATCAAGGGAAACCTATAGAGAAAGTTTAGCAGACAGGCGACAAGAAATATCAGATATAGAATTACAAATAGCGGCAGAGAATGAGTTGTTAATAGCAAAAAGACAAGCGCAGCAAGAAGCAAAAATAAAACATATGGAAGCAGTACAGGCGGATAAAGATTCAACCGTAACACAGGAAAACTTGCAAAAAGAAACACTAGCAGTTGAAGAATTAAAATTAGAAATAATGAAATTAAATACAGAATTACAATTCAAAAATAAGATTGAACAGGAAGCGGCAGATTTGCTTGCGGGCGACCGACTAGCAAGATTACAAGAGCAAAGACAAGCAACAGAAGAAATGAACGATGCTAATGCAAGAGCCGCACAGAGTATGTTTGCTCTGGGTGGGGCAGTTATTGGTGTTGGTGGTGCTTTAGTCACAATGACAGATAATTCAATAGCAAATAGAGCAGGTATGTCTTTGATGACAGCCGGGGCCGCTGCTTTAGCCGCACAGCAAGTAGCATTAGCAGGAAGCACTTTAGTTAAAGTTGCTGCTGAAAAAATGGCTATAGTCACAACCGAAAGAAGCACATTTGCTATTATGGAAGAAATCGGTGCAACCGCCTCTCAAAGTATAGCAAACAGACTTTCTGCTATTCAAACTTCGATTTCAAGTAGAATTACAAATGCAGATACAACAGCGAGAGCGGCTAATACCGCAGGAATATTAGCACAGGTAGCGGCTCTTAAGGCATTTGTGGCGGCAAACTTACTAGCAACAGCGGGAATCGCAGCAGGTATTGCTGTTCTAATTGGAACGTTTCTTGCGCTTGGTCATGCAGAAAGGAAGAGAAAAAAAGAAATGGAAGAGATG